CGCGAGCCGTCCTTGAATGCCTTTCGCGGCCATGTCGTGGAACAGCATGCCTTCGGGCGGCATCGACGCCAGCACGACGCAATCGGTGACATTCAACGGCGGCAGGAGATAGCCGTCATCGCTGTAGCCGAGGTCTGATGGTGTGCGGAGTGTCATCGCCCATGACGCCAGCCAACGGAAGAACGGGCCGCGCGCGTGTTTCTTCATGCGCCAGCCTTCGTCGTCATGGACGAACCATGTCGCGAGAAATTCCTGTCGCGTCATCAGCCCGAGGAACTCGGCATGATTCGCGAGTTCGGCGATGTCGTTTGGAGACGGTGTGGCGGTGCAGCAGAGCCGATAGCGTGTCGCACCGAAGGCTTTGATGAGCGCGGTGCGTGTCTTGCCGTCGAAGGCTTTCAGGATAGATGATTCGTCGAGCACAACGGCCTCGAATTTTGATGGGTCGAAGCGATCGAGCCGCTCGTAATTCGTAATCGTGAGCCGTCCGCGGATCGCATGCGGCCCTTCGGCGTAGGCCAGATCGATGCCGAGTTTCCGCGCTTCATCAACCGTCTGCTCGGCGACACAGAGCGGGGCGAGCATCAGCGTCGGCACGCGCAGCGCATCGGCCCATGCGATCTGCATGAACGATTTCCCGAGGCCGCAATCCGCGAAAATGGCGGAGCGTCCTTTGCGCAGGGCCCAGCGCACGATCGCCGCTTGCCAGTCGTAGAGTTGCGGCGGCAGCACGATGCCTGAGCGGAGTCCGTCGCCGGCATAGACGCGTTTCTTCGACTCGAGGAACGCGGCGTAGCTCACTTGAACTGCTCCCGTCCATACCGCGCAATTTGTTCGCGGAGATCGGCGATCTGGTCTCGCTGGCGCTGAATCGTGAGGTTCGCCGCATGGAGCTGATCCATTGCGGCTTGGGCCATCGTGCGATAGATGGCGCGGTCGGCGAGGGCGGAGGCGAGGGCGGTGTCTTTGAGGGTCATTTGGATGCTCCAGCGCGGGTGCGGAGCATGGCGTCGGCGATTTGATAAGCACCAGCAGCGATCACTAGCGCAAGGTCGTCATCCTTTGCTTGTTTGGCGAGAAGCCCCATGATGGAAGCATCGGAAGAGAGCACCAATGCCTGCGCCGCGAAGTAGTCGCGGAGGGACATGCCGCTCCCATTCTCGAAATCATAGGAACAGGTCACCGTTCCCATGTGGTCAGCGCTCACGCTTTGCGGAAATGCCGGCCCGCCGTCGTTCTGTTTGTCCATGCGCTTGACATTGCCACAACCGAAGCGGTAAAGTCAATCCCCATGAAAATGTCCATGACCGTAGCGGAAGCCGGCAGACGGGGCGGATTGGCGAAAAGTGCCCTCAAACGGGCCGCTGCGAGGGAAAACGGGAAAAAAGGCGGTCGGCCGAAAAAAGGTGTTGACAAGCAGAAACCCAAGCGGTAAGCTGTCCTCATGGTTACTACGAAGGAGGCCAGCATGCAGACCGGCAACCCGCACCGCGCCGAACTGATCGCATCCGCTATCCAGGCGAATTGCGACCTCTACCTCACCAAGCGCATCACCTACGCGAACTGGGACATCGAACAGCAGCGGCTGTGGACGCTGGCCGATGCGGCTGGCGTCTCCACCGATGTCGTGCGGCTGGTTCGTCCGGCGCTGACGATGATGGTGCCGCCCTACGCGGTGCGAAAGCAACTGCGCGCCAAGACGCTGAAGGTTGGACGATGAAGACCATCACCTATCGCTTCGAGGTGTCATCAAAGTTCGCGCTCACAGACGATCCCGACTCGCCCGACTTCTACACGGAAGCGCAGGCGATTTCGGTCGAGCATCGGCGGCGGCTGGAACTGGCGTTGTTCGCCCTGCTGAAGAAATTCGAAGGCGACTGCGACTGCGAACTCATGGATTTCAGCGTCGAGGACGACGGCATCCACGCGGGTGACTGCGACTGCGAGATGTGCCGCATCGAACGGGCGCAGAGCACATCCGAAGAGGTGAACCGTGACTGACGCCAAGCAAGGCCGAGATGAACGCGACTGGCCGCTTCCCAGCACGGGATCGCGTCGAGAGGAACCGGCTCGCTGCTACATCTGCGGGCGCGAAAAGCTGGACGCGCCGAGTTTTGGTGACCCGACGTGCGGGAAACCGAAGTGCCGCGAGCAGTGGGCGAAGCTGCAGCGATGACCTGGCCGAACGACGGCCCGCCGTGCAGCATCGGGGACATTCGACATCGACTCGCGGACCTGCAAGAGGAACCAGCCCGCCGGCGCATTCTCGCCCTGTGGGCACTTGAGTGGCAACGGAAACGGAGGATACATGGCAAAGACGTCAGGGCTCGACGCGGCGATCACCAAAATCAACGGCGAGATCGCGGAACTGCAGCGCATGCGTGACTATCTCCTCGGCATCGCCCCGCAGGCGGAGGCGAGTGCGCCGCCGAAGCGTGGCCGTCCCCGCAAGAAGCGCGGACTGCCGGCCGAGTCCCAGCCCGAGGCGTAGATCTCCGGTTGCGCGGCGGGTCGCGCATCCTTCGCCGCTGTGGGTGCCGAGGCGGGGAGACATCGGCGCCGTTTCATGGAAAGAAACGCTGGCAGAGGAAAGGCTGACCGGATCTCAAGCCGGCACGCTCGCCCATCGGCGAGAGGAGAAAACTCAGACGGCGTTTCTTTCGATGGAATCGCAACCGTTCTTCCGAAGGAGAACAGCAAATGAATACGACTGAACTTCTCTTGATTGACCTCAGTTCGCTGGCCTATCCCATCTGGCATATGTCCGGCAACGAGCCCGACCAGGATTACGTCAGCCGCCAGACGATTACACGCGTGCGCACGCTCGCCGCCGACCACGCGCACGCGGCGATCTGCTGCGACAGTGGGAAGTCCTTCCGTCACGATCTCAGCCCGCGCGAAGCGATCGGCGATGGGAAATACCGCGGCTACAAGGCGAACCGGCCGGAGAAGCTCGAGCCGTTGCTCCATCAGATTCGGCTGGCGTGCGAGACGTTGAAAGCCGACGGCTTCGCGATCTGGTCATCGCTGGGCTACGAGGCCGACGACATTATCGCGACGGCGACGAAAGAAGCGCTGGCGATTGACGGCACGACGGTGCTGATTGCGAGCGCCGATAAAGACCTCCTGCAGCTCGTGAACGACCGTGTGCGGGTCAAGAAGCTGACGAACGGCGATACCTTCGACGCCGAGGCCGTCACCGCTAAGTTCGGCATCACTGCGGCGCAGTTCATCGACTATCTCTGCCTCGTCGGCGACACGAGCGATAACATCGATGGCGCGAAAGGCATCGGCGGCGTGATTGCGGCGCAGCTGCTGAAAGAGCACGGCTCGCTGGACGCGCTCTATGCCAAGATGAAGAACGGCGTCGTGCCAGGCGTCACGCCCGCGCGCCGAACGGCGCTGATGGAATTCCGTGACCGCTGGCCGCTGACGCGACAGCTGGTCACGCTGAAGGCCGACGCGCCGATTCCGTTCGCCGAGATTGCCGTCGAGCGCACCGTAGCGCCGATGGCTGACCCAGAACCGGATCCGACTCCGCTCCCGTCGCCCGAACCGCCGATGCCTTCCGGCGGGCAGGCTGTTGCGCCAGCCGCGGGCGATCTTCACTCGTCGGTCCCGAACGAGGGGACTTCGGGACAACTCATCCCAGTCGACTACACGCAGCAGCTTGAGCCGCGCAACATGGACGAAGCCGTCAAGCTGGCGCAGCGGATGTTTGATTCGCGCCTCTTTGCCGCCTACGGCACGCCGCAAGCGGTCCTCGCGACGGTGCTGGCCGGTCGGGAACTCGGCATTCCGGCAATGGCCGCGCTTCGGGCGTTTCACATCATCGAAGGTAAGCCGACGCTTTCGGCCGGGACGATTCAATCGCTCGTGCTGACGTCAGGCAAAGCGCGGTATTTCCGCTGCATCGAGCGGACCGACACGCGGGCAACCTTCGCCACGCAACGCGGTAACGATCCGGAGATGCGGCTGTCGTTCACGGTCGAGGAAGGCCGTCGCGCGTTCGGCTACATCGAAAACGACCCCGAATCCGACAAGCGCTGGCAGCGGTCGGGCTGGCGCAAGAATCCGGCCGACATGTGCGTGGCTCGGGCGTCGTCGAAGCTGGCGCGGCTGGTGTATCCGGATGTCGTGTCGGGGCTGTATGCACCTGAGGAGATGGAGTAGCTAGTGACTGTGATTTATCTCGACACCGAAACCGGCGGCACCGAGCCGCACCATCCAACGATCGAACTCGGCGCCGTCGCCGTCGATTCGGGGACGCGCGTTGAACTCGCGTCGTTCGAGCAGTGCATTGTGTTCGATCCGGACAAATGCGATCCGGAAGCGCTGAAGCTGAATCACTACGATCCAGAGCGCTGGCGTGAAGCGGTGTGGCCTGATGTCGCAGCGCGACAGTTCGCGCAGTGGTTGCAGCCGTATCGTGCGGTGCCGATGGTATCGAAGCGCACGGGTCGCTCATATGACGTGGCGCGCATGTTCGCCTACAACGTGCCGTTCGACCAGCCGCGGGTCAAGACGATGTTCGGTGAGACGACGTTCATGCCGTGCGAGATGCTCTGGCGGGATGTATTGCAGGCGGTTTTGTTTTACTTCGACAAGACACCCGCGAAGCCGTTGAATTATAAGCTAAGCACTGTGGCGAAACATTTCGGCTTATCAATTGACGGTGCTCATGGCGCCTTGGCAGATGCACGCCTCTGTGCACGTGTGTGGGAGGAAATATGCCGATGAATGCCGAAGTCATCGATATCCTCCGCTCCATCGACGCCACGCTGAAGCGGATGGAAGCGCGCCGTAAGCCGACGTCAACTGCACCCTCGGCGGTCGACCTCGACGGGAAATACGGCGATCCGACCGTGCGCCAGAAAGACCCGCGCGACTGGCATGGCGAGCCGATGAAAGGGCGGCACTTCAGCGAGTGCCCTGCGGAATATCTGGACCTGCTTGCGGAACGGTTCGATTATTTTGCCTCAAAGGAAGAAGACGCGAAGAAACAGACCTACAATCTGCTGGATGCGCAGCGGGCACGTGGCTGGGCGGCGCGGATTCGGAGCGGCGCGACTCCAACACGGCAACCACAAATACAGAGCAAAGAGGAGTGGTAATTATGAACAGCATCTGGCGACAAGGCGATGTGGCGATTCGCGCGACGACAAAGCAGCCGAGTGCGCAAGCAAAGACGGTGACGGACGCAGGCCGCGTGATTCTCGCCTATGGCGAAGTCACAGGCCATGCACACGAGGTCATCGCCGCCGTCGACAACGCCGATCCGGTGCCAGCCATGCAACTCTTCCAGGAGCCGGACGGGACGCGCTTGCTGGTCGTCTCGCGGCCTGCCGCCCTCGTGCATGAGGAACATGGCCGTATCGGCTTGCCGATCGGGACGTTTGAAGTGATTCGCCAGCGGGAATATACGCCCGAGGCGATTCGCAACGTGCAGGACTGAACACTCATGACCAAGAAAAAGTATGAACTGACGCCTGAGCATCGCGCGCAATTAGAGCCGTGGGCGCAGCGTTGGATTGCGAATGCGATGAGCACGGCGCCAATGATGGAGACCGATCGCGAGGCGATGCGCGTGGCAGTTCGTGGATTGTATCGGGCGGCGAAGCTGGAACCGCCGCCTGACGCTCGCATCGTGTTCGTGCCGTCGCCGTTTGTCTTGCGGTTTGCCGGCGGCTTTGCGGCTGGGCTGTGGCATCTCTCGAACAAGTGTCCGACGAGGGATGCGACGAGTGACGCGACGCGGGCCGCGACGATGGACGCGACGGAGACCGCGACGTGGGCCGCGACGTTGGCCGGGACGGGGAACGCGACGCGGGCCGCGACGATGGCCGCGACGGGGGACGCGACGTGGGACGCGACGGAGGCCGCGACGTGGGCCGCGACGTTGGCCGGGACGGGGAACGCGACGCGGGCCGCGACGATGGCCGGGACGGGGAACGCGACGCGGGACGCGACGAGTGACGCGACGCGGGCCGGGACGAGGGACGCGACGACGGCCGCGACGTGGGCCGCGACGTTGGCCGGGACGAGGGACGCGACGACGGACGCGACGTGGGCCGCGACGGAGGCCGCGACGTGGGACGCGACGTTGGCCGGGACGGGGAACGCGACGCGGGCCGCGACGATGGCCGCGACGGGGGACGCGACGGGGGACGCGACGAGTGACGCGACGGGGAACGCAACGTGGGACGCAACGTGGGACGCAACGAGGGCCGCGACGTGGGACGCGACGAGTGACGCGACGCGGGCCGCGACGAGGGATGCTTTCAATCCAACGCTGAGCGATTGGTTTAGCGGAATCTCTCCCGCCGACATGCGAAGCATCGCCGCCGCGTTCGCTCCAGCCAACGTAACCTTCCTTCTCGACTGCGCTTCACATGCTTATAACATGTGGGATGGTGGCAACCAATGGTCCGGTGCGCCAGCCTTCTTGTCCTTCTTTCGCCATGTTGCCCATCTCGATCTGGAGTATTCCAAGTGGCAGCACTACGAAGCTGCGGCCCAGCATGGCGGCCCGCGCATCATGCACGAAAAATTTTGTATGGTGAGCGACCGGCCCGTGCGACTCATGGTGGATGCGCAAAACCGACCACACTGCGAAGACGGTCCCTTCTGCGCCTGGCGCGATGGCACCGCGCTGTGGGCGTGGCACGGCACGCGCGTACCCGCGTGGCTCATCCTCCATCCGGAGCGACTCACGGTCGGGCAGATTCAGCAGGAAGCGAATGCCGAAGTGCGGCGGGTCATGCTCGAGCGCTACGGCTTTGAGCGGTTTTTTGCGGACAGCGGAGCGACTCCAATCTCCGCGGACGCGTTCGGCACGCTCTACCGCGTGGAACTTGAGGGCGACGAGCCGCTGGTGATGGTGAAGGTGCGCAATAGCACGCCAGAGGCCGACGGGTCGTTCAAGCACTACATGCTGCGGGTGCCGCCGACAATGCCGACGGCACATGACGCGGTGGCGTGGTCGTTCGGGATGATGCCAGCCGAGTATGCGCCACAGGTGGAGACGTAAATGCCTGACCAGCCGTCGTTCTCGCTCGTGGAAGGGATCCATCGGTTGATTAAGCAATGGGAATCGGCTGCGAAACGCATTGATTATGACGCTGGCGAGCAAACTTGTGGTGATTGGGTGCGTATTTGCGCCAAGGAGCTCGCCGCCCTCCTCGCCGCCTACGCCGAAGGGACACCGAAGCCATGACCTTGCCAATTAACCGCTGGACGGTGGCAGTCCTCGTGACGCTGCTCTCCATCTATGCCGCCACGCGCGTGAAACAGGAAGGCGATTACGACTTCGGGCCGCAATTGGCTGGATTCGCCATGCTGATTCTGGTCGTGGCGCTCTGGTTCGGCGTGCTGCTGGCGACGTTTCTGTGAAGGGCACCGACATGATTCTGCTCCTAAGTGGCGTTTTTCTTGCCTTGATTTTGGGGCTTTTATATGGCTATCGCTACGGCGTTATTGAGACCGAACGTCGATGGTCTGAAGCTGTTGAAAGACGAAGGGACACCGAACGATGACTGACCACCCCACGCCATCAGGGACGCCGAGCCTGCGGGAACAACTGCTACAAGATACCTACCAAAAACTTGCAGGCGCACTTGAACATGACGGCGATACGGCAGGCTATTCGTTCCTGCCTGAAGATGAAGGCTTGCAGATTCTCCGAGATTTTCTCGCCACTGCGTTGGCGCAGGCCGAACAGGAGCGTGATGACTGGAAGCATTCCGCAACTGTTCACATAGAAGATGCAGACGGACTTATGGTGGAGGTCGCAGACCTGAAGGCGAAATTGGCGCAGTCCGAAGCCGAGCGGGACCGGCTGAAGGCCATCATCACAGAACTCGAAGCCGAAATGGAAAACTGGATATGACTGACCCCTCCACCGCTGCACGGCTGGCGGAGATACGGCAACTACTCCACCGACTCAAGAATGGAGCCAACGTCGGCTATGTCGGCCTCCTTTTTGCTGATATTCCGTGGCTCCTCGACCTCGTGCAGCAGCAGGCCGAGGCGCTAGACCGGCTCGAAGGCATTCGCTCGGCAAAATACCTCAATGGCATGTGCGGTTTCAAAGGCTGCCAGTGGTTGACAGAGCACTATGCCAGAGAGCAGGCCGAAGCCCGGATCGCGGCACTCGAAGCGGACAGAGAGGAAGAATGAAACAATGCGTGATGGTGGCCGGCCGTCCCGTCCTCACCGAGCGGGGCACCCGATGTTTCCCAGCCGGGACGCCGACCACGCATCAACCTGCCGCTACCACGTAATCGTGCTCACCGTCCCCATCGTGTCCGCATGCGCGCCCGTCCAGTCGTGGCTATAGACGGCACCGACCGTCCAGACCAGCGAGCCTTTCTCCAGCACCTTCCCAGCGATTGCCGTTTCGATCGTGTCCTTATTCGCGAAGACCACAACCGCGCCGCGGTGCCCGTCCGGAATCGTGATGTTGGTGTTCAGGTCGTGCGCGATGGCGGCTTTGAGCGCGTCCTGGCTGAGCGGAGCTGCCGCTGGCGGATTAACAGGCCATCCAGGGAGCGCCGCGGTTGTCGGCTGTGTTGGCAGCATTAGGGTTTCCCCACCTTCGCCACGTCGACGGTCGGCACGCTCGTGGGCGGCGGCTGGAACATCGCCCGCAGCACGGCGGCCAGCGTCGCTAAGGTGCCTGCGACAAACGACGGGGCGAGGGCGTCACTCCACTGTTTCAGGCCGCCAATCTGGAGGGCGACAGCGCCGAGAAGAATCGCCAGCGTGACATAGTGCGTGCTCTGCATCGTTTATCCTTCTGCTAAATCGGACCGCCGAGAAACAGGTGCCAGAGAATCAGACCGAGCAACCCGACCGCGAAGACTCGCCAGAGTCGAAATCTGCCGAGATGATGACGCATCCACTGTGAAATCGTCGGTCGATGTGTTCGATAGGCCCACACCTCGAAGAGCAGCACGGCAACAAGCACGGCGGCGAAGAACCATCCGGCCACGTTCGAGGATGACGCGGGGATGGGAATCGCATCGGGGCATGGGTCCTGCACCTCAGCGAATCCGCGGCATGTTCGGCCCGACAACGCCAACGAGTTGGAGGAGCCACAGCACAATCACCAGCACGACCACGACGCGGAGCAGCGTCTTGATCGGCGGCGACATCGGGACGTAGGTCTCGACCAGATAGAGCACCACGCCGAGCAGGACGATCGTGATGAGGACGGTGAGTAATGGCATGATGGCCGTCCTTGAGGCTATCCCGTCCGAGCCCAGCCGCACCCGCGCAGGTAGGCCCGCTGCCGCTGCACCGTGCCGCTGTCAACACGTCCGCGCACCCAATCATAGGTGCTGATTTCCAAGTAATTCGTCATCAATGGCCCGCGCAGCGTCTGATGCGAACCCGGGATCGTGCCTGGATCGTCATCGGCCGGCTGGTCGGGCGGCCGCACATACGCGCCCATCAAGAGCCGCTTGGAAATCTGCCAGATCTGGTCCCACGGCGATCCGTTCTCCGGGCCCGGATACGGCCCGACCAGCGGCCCGAAGGGCACAGGCCCCTCATAGAACGCGACATCGGCCTGCTGCCCGTCTGGCGTGGCCCAATCGTTCGTCTCACCGCTCCACGCCCAATAGCCGGCCGAGAGGTAGAGGGCGATCACGGCACTCGGCCCCAACGTCTGTCTCGCCGCCTGCAGGTATTCGTTCGTCCGATGCCAATCGTTCTCCGGGCCGGCCCAGCCCGGAATGCAGCCATCGAAGCCGGGACACCACGCGATATATGCCGCGCGGGCCTCGCCGACCTGCGCGCGGATCGTGGCCAGATTCGCCATGAGCCACTGCCAGCCGTAGGTGTCGCCGACGGGGTCGTTGTAGCCGAAGTCAGGCCGCGACAGGCCGTCGCCGGCCATGTGAAGGCTGATGTAGAAGCCGGCCGCGATGATCTCGTCCAGGAGCGCCAGGAAGCGCAGCCAGTTCCTAGTGCCGTCGAAGCCAGCCGGCGCCCGACCGAGGGTTCCGAACGAGATCCCACTCTCGCGATACGCCCACGAGAGCGCCACGATCATGTGGGTATCACCAGCGGCGCGCTTGGCCGCGTAGACCGCCGCCCGGTCAGCGGCAGTCAGCTCTTCCGACGTCAGGTAGAGCTCGAACCAGTTGCCGGGACCGAAGGACGGGGTATTGACGATCAGCCCTTGCATGCCGCTGGTCCGCACGTCGGCGAGTTGGGCGCGCGTCGGAATCGGGAGCGACCCAAACGGCACAATGCGCGGCACGACGTCAGACAGACTCACAGTTGCACCAGTGTGAGATTCGGCGAGGCATAAGGCTTGGTCGTCACGCCCTGGGTCAGGTATTCGATCATCGCCAGCAGCAGCCCGTTCGGCGTCGTGCCCAAGAAGAACTGCTCATAGTTGCCGGGTGCCCGGTCGGTCAGGTAGAACAGCTTGGACAACTCGTTGGAGCCGAACTGTGTGACGTCGACGCCCCAGATCCAGCCCGGCGCCGAGACGCTTTCGAGCACCCACCGCGCGGGATCGGTGGAAGGCTTCGCGGTAAACTGCTCCCAGGATCCGGCCACGGCGTCCCGGTCGAACGCGAGGATGTGCGTAGTCGGATCAAAGGAGGCATAGCGGCCATTGGGGCCGATGACGGCGATATGGTAGGTCATAACGTTCTCAGGTCTACTTTCGGCGCCGTGAAATCCACCCACACATCGAAGCGCGGCGATCCGTCGCTCCACGAGCCTACCACGCGGAGACGGTCACCGATCAGGCGTGCGTCGGGATAATACAAATCGCCGGGAATGACATAGCCAAACGCCGAGTAAATCATGCGGACAAACGTGCCGGCCGTGGGGGCATTGGACAGGATCCACGGTAAACCGTCAGGCCCAGCAAAACAGAGAATGGGCGTTTCGTCCGCCTGCGACCGGATGGTGACGTTGTTGCCTTTGTCGTCCCAGATGGCGCGGCTATAGGTGCCGGTCGCCGCGACATAGACGTAGAACGCCCCGCTACGGTCTGGGAACCAATCCAGAATCTCCCCGCTGGCACGCACCCGTCCGCTAATGGTCAGCGTGCGCTGGTAGTCCGGTCCGGTCTGGTAGGGCGCCAGCCATCCGAACGAGAAACCGAAGAATTTCGGCGCACAGGTCGCTGTCGCGGTGGCGATTTGGCTCAGCCCCTGATACCGTCGAATCTCGCCAGACCCAGTGGCGAGAAAGCCCGCCCATTGGCCGCAATCGCAGCCGACCATCCCGTTAAAGGCGGCCGGCAGCACCGCATCCCCCACTTGCGTGGTTCCGTCATTCCGATTGTAGATGATGGTATCGGCGGACCAGATGGGCGATGTGCCTACGGTCGACACCTGCCGCGGCAGGCCATTGACGGGTGAGATCCAGATGCCAGCGTTCCCGCTGGCAATCGTGCCATCGGTGCGTAGCTTCGGAAACCATGCGTTGACCATTATCGACGCCCTCTCGACACGAGCACACGCCACACCATGACCCGGCGCACAATGGCGACGAGTTGGCGCAGCAGGTCATCCCTCATCGCCGGCCGTCCTGCGCGAGCCGCCAGCGCTCGAGCGCCGTCAGCCGGTCGCGCAGTTCCTTGTCCCGGTTCTTCTGCCAGAGCTGCACGGCGGTCATATCCTTCGGCGGATGGTTGGCAAACATCGCGGTCTCGAGCACCGTCAAGCGCTGGTCCTGCACCGTGTTCGCCGTCGCGGCGCGTCGCTCATAGTCCTTCATCGTCGCTTCGGCTTCGGCCAAGCGAAGCTGAATCGCCACCTGCCGGCGGAGCAGTACCACACTCGCCCCGAACGAGCAGAGCGTCATCCCCAGAAAGAGGCCCATCAGGATGACCGCCGGCCGATACGCGATCAGTCGAAGCATCGCTGCCGGTCCTCGTCGGTCTTGGCCGTGTTCGAGCAAATCCGCTGCAGAGTTCGGAACATCTGGTCCATCTTGACGGCTTCACGTTCGAGCCCCTGTCGTTGCTGGTCGAGATTCTTCTCAATCGTGACCTGCCGTTCTTCGAGCTTTGGAATCTGATTGGCGACTTGATAGACCAAAAAGAGCGCAATGACGCCAGGAATGCCGACGACGGCGATAGCTTTCACCCACGGCGGCACGCCAGCGAGCCACGGATCGGCGGTTTCTTCGGCGCGACGCCTGTCTAGGTCATCGTTGTAGTGGCGATATTCCGGCGTCACGGCCATTACACGGTGTCTCCATGTCCAAGGTCTTCGAGTTCCATCCGTGCCAGATCTTCCCACGGCATCAGAATGACGCCATGTTCCCGCCCGTGCACATGCACCTCAAACAGATACCAGCGCCGTGTCCCTTGGCCGCCGCCGATGTATTTGGCCACTAGCGACTGCGGTCGGCCGTAGGGGCGCATCGGCACCTGCCACATTTCTTTCCGCATGCCAGAGAGGCGATACATGTGCCCGTGCCTCAGCTTAACAGGACGCGGCCCCATGACGTGTCATCGTCGTCGCAAATCCTCGTAGGCGAGCACGGCGGAATAGACAATCAGCGCCAACATCAAGACCCAGATGCTTAGGGGCGACGCGGCAGTGCCCATCCACGGCAGAACGGCTCCCTAGTAGGTCTTCGGATCGCCCGACGGTGGGTCAATCCAGCACCCGAGCAGAATCCACTCGACCGAATCCGGCGAAAAGGCCGCACAGAGCGGCTGCCACGATGGGCGCAGGAAGAAGAACGCCGCCGCGAAGACGAAAGCGAGGCCGAATGCGACGAGTCGTTTCACCGTTTCCTCCGTGGCGCTTTATGCTGCGCCGCTTCGAGTTTCGAGATGCGGTCTTCCAGCTGGTAGATATAGAGATACGCCTCTTCGAGCGACGCCAGCATCATGTCACCGCGCTCGAACATCCCGCCGTCCTTCGCATGCAGCATCAGCGGGAGGTCATGATGAACGCGCACGAAGTCGCGATGGTCTTTGAGCGGCATTAGGCCGGTATACCAGCGCGGGACGGCATACGGGCCGGTCGTATCGGCGGCGCCGGTGTAGTAGCGCTGAAACGCCCAGCGCGGATTCGTGTAGGCCGCGTTGTTTTTGTAGATATCGGCGCTGATATTGATGGTGCCGTTGCCTTTGCAGCCGCCGGTCGGATCGGGATTGCCGACGGTGATACCGCCACCGTTACAGAGTTTGGCAATCGTGGCGTTATTCGTCAGCAGGGCCATATCGTTCGCCGTGCGCGTGCCGAAGAAGCCGCCCTGCACGGTCGTGCCGACGCTGCCGGCATTCACGCGAAGTTCCTGTGTCGTGCCGAGTGGACCGAGCGTGAAGATCGACGAGGTCCACTGCGCGACGGTGCTGCCAGCCACGTTGATATTCACAGTGGTCGCATTGGAGTCGAGCGTATCCGGCTTTAGCGTCAGCGTATTGCCGCTTGAGGTAATCGCCAACTGCGCCGTCCCGCCGCCGAGCGCGTTATCGATCGTATTGACGTTCCCGCCGTTGTGGAGCGCCAACTGTCCCGCCACGATGCCGCCCGCGCATGTCGCCGCGCCGACCGCGCAGCCGACTTTCAGCGAGGAGCTCGCCGCCGAGGTCGTCTGTAGCGTGCTGAAAATCCCCGGCGCAATCTGCGCCTGCAGGAGCACGGAGGCTAGCACGAGCGAGACGACGGTGAGCGCAAACAGAAGCTGTCTCATGCCGTCCTCACGAGCGAAATGCCCCAGACAAAGCCGGTGCCCCCGGCCGTAATCAGGGTCTTGATGCCGTAGGTGTGCGGCGTGCCTGGGGTCGCGAACGTAATCGTGCCGCTCTGCGCCATCTGGCCGGTCGTGCTGGTAATCGAGGCCGCCGTGGCAATCGGCGTGTCCGGCGTGCCGGACGAGAGGTCCATGATTGCGACTGACATCGTGCCAGAGACGACCACGCCCGTCGCCTGAATCACGTAGGTGCCCGTCAGCGACGCCGAATCCTTGACGAACGCCGCCGTGCCGGGTTGCAGTTTATCGAACGTGCTTCCGGAGTTGTAGGACGTCTGCGTGACCGGCGTCGAACTTTCCCCGCCAAAGACGAACTGCACACCGAGGCCGGACGACGTATTGACAGCCGCGACTGGGTCGGCGGTTCTGAGCGCACTGCCGTCCGATTTCGTGATGATGAACTTGTAATTTCCGATCGCCGGATCCAGATAGACCGTCACGCGTCCCGACGAATCGGCCACGGCTGGATTCTGCGGTGCACTGAGTGCGGCATCGCTGTAGGTCGGACTCGGCGTGCTCGTGCCGCTGAGATACGAGTTGATTTTCGCGCCGGGGGCTATGACGCCGACGTTATCGAAAATCGTCAGATACGGGTCGGGAGCGAGGGTGCCGACGGCCATTTACTCTCCTCCGCCAAGATTCCGCCATGCCCAATACGCGGCCGATCCGCCCGCGCCGAGGCCGAGGCCTTTCGCGACATAAGGAATCGCCTGCTGGGCGCCTTGCACTACGCTCGCCATTGCATCGCGGAACCGCATCGCTTTGGCGTATTCGTTCATCGCCTGCGCGTATTCGGCGCCTTTCCCCGCTTGGGCCGCAGCCTCGCCGACGGCTTTATTGAGCGTGACGCGCAAGTTGCCGAGTTCGTATTTCATGGCGGGCGACAATCGGCTCATCTCATCGGCCGAAAGCCGACTGATATTGCTCGCGAAATCGCGCGCCACTTCATACGTCATCGGCGCTTTCTTCGGGTCGGTGGCCCATTGCACAAACTGGCGCACAGGGCCGGGGCCGAAATTCGTGCCGCCGCCACGTTGCGCGAGGTCGGCAATACGCAAGGCGACATCCCCCGGTTCGGCCAAGTTCACCGGGATATCTTTCGCCGCCCCCATGACCGCCTGAAATCCTTCTTTCGCTGCCGTCGCGCTTGGAATCGCTTTCAACCCAGTCTTGACGGCCGCAGTGGCAGGCACGGCGAGTTCTGCCACGCCTTCTGCGACCTTCCCGACACGTTGCGCGGTATTGCTCGCCGTTGTGAGTTCATCGGCCTTCGTAAACATCGGACGCTGAAATCCTGGCGCGACGACAGACGGCATGGCGCCTGGCACGATGAAGGATCCCATTTCAGCGAGATTCGAGAGCGTTGACCCCGCGCCTTTGAGGACACCAATGCCGACATCTTTCGCCGTGCTGCCCACCGACGACGAGGCCGGCGCTGATGTCGGCTGTTGCGCGTCGTAGACTTTCAACGTCGCACGAATATCGTCGTCGCTCGTGCCTTCGGCGATCATCTTGCGAATCAAATCGTCACGGGAGAGCGGCATTTATCCTCCGCTACTCAGCCGACGGAGCCGTTGTTCTGGCGTTTCATTCGCAGGAGGCGCTTTAGGTGTGGAACCGCTTGCCGCCGGAGGCTGAGTTCCACCCTGCATCCGCATGCCAATGCGTTGAATCTGATCGCCGAGAGAAATCAGACGATTGTGTCCTTCCGCGTTCAGTGCATCTAATGACGCGATCATCTGTTGAACCGTCGATTTCGGATCCAAAATGGTTTCGACTTCTTTGCGCGCAGTATCGGTGAGTTGTCCACTCAGATTCGGCTGCGCAATGATGCGAGCGTATTCCGTCTGCACCGATTGTAGATAGGTTGAAACGCTAGACATTTTCGGATCGCCAGCGATGTTTTTCTGGAAAGACCGCAGCGGCTGATTCAAGAGTGGAATTCCACTGTCAGGGATCTTCGTGATGGCCGTGCGCAAAAGATCGGCATTCTTATCAGCCGTTGCCATGAACGCTTGCACGGCATCTGCCGATTTCTGGGTCTGCGCCAGACTCGCGGCATTCGATTTGTAGAACGCGCGAAGCGTCGGCACGTCCATGCCAGCCGCCGCAGCAATCGCGCCGACTTTCGCATTGATGGCTTCGCGCTGCGACACAGAAATCGGGTCGGTGCCGCGCCCAGTCGGCGGATAGACGCCCGCCATAATGAAGTTCTGTGCCGCCTGGTAGAGCCCGTTCGGCGTCATGCGAATCGTCGGATCGGGCTTGTTTCCTTCGACCCCAACCGGACGCGCATCCGTCATCGCGAACTCTGGCATCGTCGGCGCTTGCTGTCGCTGCTCGTTGATGATGAGCGACGCGGGCGGAATCGGTGTTACACGCGCCGACACATCCTGCCCAGAGGCATCTGTGTATTTCCCCGTATGCGGGTCGAAGTTCGCGATGGCACGCTTCCCGTCGAGCATGACATCTTTCGACTGTAACGACGGCCGTTCTGACGCCGTCACGAGCGTCTTGCCGGTCTCAGGCGACACGAGCGAGGCACCGGGCGCAAGTGTGACCGGTTTTTCCAGCGCTTCCTGTTTCTTCTGATAGGACGGCGAGGCGTTGCGCAATTGCGTCGTGCTCGCCATCAACTGGTCCGGAGGCAACGCGAGCATGCCCGAGAGCATCTGATCGGCACGGGCCTTTTCTGCCGGAAACTGTTCGCCGTAATGCTTCGCCGCGATGGTCAAGGCGGATTGCAATTTGACCGGATCGCCATTCGCATACTTCAGCGAATCCTCCGCGATGGTGCCGATGTGATCGAGATAGGCATTATTGAGCGCGTCAGTTTTCGTCGCAACATCAGTCTGGAGTTGCTTGATTTTCGCCGCACTCTCGTCCATCTTGTCGAAGTGATCCTGCAACAGCGGGAGCGCCGACGGGTCATGGATCGTCGCATAATCCATCGACGCGCCGCGCACGTTTTGCCCGTTCTGGAGCGCCGTAATGAACGACTGATGCGCGCGATTGGCTTCCGCGACTTTCTGTTCGTTCTGCTGGAGTTCGGCGGTGCGCGCTTGCCGTTCCTGTTCGAGCAGCGCGGCATTCTCGCGTTGGATGCGCATCTGTTGAATCTGCTGCATCGTCTCCAGCGGATTCGGCAACTGTACTGGGCGCACGCCGAGCGGAATCGACGGATCAATCGGCATTTACGACCATCCCATCGGCGCCGCATAGCCGGGCGGCGGCGCGGTATAGGGCGATGGCTGATACATTCCGTAGCCCGCGAGCGCCGCGTTCGACAGATTCCCCAGTCCGCCCGCCCACGCATTCGCAGACCCGACCTGCCCGGCGGCATTGGCATTGCCCGCCTGCGTCGCGAGGTTCCCGGCTTCGTTGCCGTATTGACCGGCGTAGTTGCCGTATTGCCCCGCCGCTTGGAGCCCCATGTTCGCCAGCGAGTAGCCTTGATTGAACTGCTGCTGGTCGGCCCCGAGGCCGAAGTTCGCCCACCCGAGTTGCTGGTTGCCGAGCCCGAGATTGTAAGCGTTTCCGGCTTGGTAGTAGCCGAGCCCGATATTCCCCAGCCCGAGTTGCTGCGAAATGTCGGCGTTGCGATTGCCGAGCGCGAGTTGCCCCTGTCCCAGCGTCAGGTCGTTCGCGGCGCGCGTGTAGCCGAGATTGATGTTGCCGAGCCCGAGCTCGCGGTTGATGTCGGCTTCGCGGTTGCCGAGCGCCAACTGACCCTGACTGACGCCGAGTTGGCCGCGGCCGAGCTCCGCTTGGAGATTCGCGTTGTAGGCGTTGAGCCCTTGCTGATATGCCTGCTGGTTGGCCGCCAGCGCCTGCTGATTGTTGAACTGCTGTGCGGCGAGGTTCTGGCCGGCGTTGAACTGCTGCGCCGCTTGCCCGAACTGATTCGTCATTCCGTAGGCTTGCGCGGCGGCGGCATTGTTCGCTTGCGTTGTGGCGAGATTCGCTTGCAGGTTCGTATTGTAGGCGTCCAGCTTCCGCTGATTGGCCGCGGCATACTCCTGCGAGGCCATCTGGCCAGCCGTGTCTCCGAGCGCCTGCACTGTATTTGTGGAATGCAGGAGCCCTTTCGCGGCGGCCTGATTCTGCATCGCGCCGAGCGTCTGGTCGAGGCGGAACTGATACGACGGATCCTGCTGCAGTTCGGCCGCCGTGAGGCCCTGAAATTGCGACGGGGTAGCGAGCCGATCCAGCGTCAACGCATCGGGCGCCGTCGTGGTTTGTGGCGTGATGTCGCCCGGCGCCGTCATGGGCGTAAACGAGAAGTTCCCAGCGGTCGATGTGGCCGGTGCCGAGGGCGTCGACGGTTGCCCGGGCGTGGTGCTACCGCCGGCCGGTGCTTCGCCCGTGGTGCCTCCGGGCTGTCCAGGGCCGCCATTGGCGGCAGCTGCCGCCTGCTGGGCTGGCGCGTTGTTCTTCGGCACCCACTGACCCGTATTCGGGTAATAGACACCGCCCCCGCTGGCGGCAAACGGATCCACACCAGCCGAGGTCGGCGCCGGACCTTGACCGCTGCCACTGCTCCCCGTCGATGTGGCCTGGGGCATCTGCATATGGCCGCTGAAATTCTCGACCGGGAACGGCATCGATCCGAGCCCAATGCCGCCGCCCCCGCTACGCCCGGTGTCGGGACCGCCGCCGCTGAAATCGGACGACAGGCGCCCTAGGAAGTAGTTCGCATCTCCGGTGCGCATCTTGTCTTGCCAGTATTGCCAATCGGTGTTGCCAGATCCGCGGCCGGTCGGCGTCTGGCCGCTCTCGAGAAACACCTGCTTCAGCCGTGGATCCATGTTGGCGAACTGGGGATCGTTCGTCCACGCCGGCCCACTCGCGCTGCCGCCGCCGGGCGCTTGTGGCTGCTGTGTCGGCTGGGCGGCGAATCCGCTGCCCATTGTATACATCTGCTGCCAATTCTCCGGCTTGAACTCGCCACCACCGGGGACGCCGCCTGGAGTCTGTGCGGTGCCGCCGGACATCGGCTGGCCGATGGAACCGAGACCCGTCCCTTGCGGTTGGGCCATCTGATTCCAGCCCGTCTGAGGCATCGCCATCGGACCGCCGCTATAGGGGCGCTGCTGCTGCCTCCACTGTGCGCCAGGATACATCTCAGTAAACTCCGCGGGCGCGGGCCATCGCCATCACGTCAGACGACACGGGCGGTTGCGGCAGTCCGCCGATGACGCCAGGCGGGATGTTCCGCGCGGCAATCGCCGCCGGATTCAGGTTCGCCATGCCAGGATTCGGCGCCGTGGCGCCAAGCGTCCCGAGGCCGACGCCCTGCGGCATTCGCATCTGGGGCGGCACACCGTAGCCTTGGGGCGGCATGTAGGCGGCTGGCGAGCCGCCATACTGCCGCGCCATCAGGGACGCGAGTGCGGCCTGTCCTGCCTGCCGGTAGGGGCTCAGCGCCGCCTGCTGCTGCTGAAACGCCTGCTGCGCGAACTGCTGCGCCTTGTCAACAGACGCGGCCTGTGTCTGCGCGGCCGACTTCGCCGCTCCCGACTGCATTTTCGCGCCAATGAGACTCGTCGCCGCCGATCCTGCGCCCAGAATCAACGGCACAGCCACTGCAGCCGGCATCAATGCACCCCTTTCGCCACGGCCAAGGTGTAACTCTGCGGGAACGGTTCGGCGCCGAGCTGCTCGAGCATCGCCGCCACGCCCGGATCGACGGCGGACGTCACGACTGCGCCCGCGCCGAGACTGCCGGCCACGTCCTTCAGTCCGTGCAGCAGGTGCCGCGCGACGGCCGACTTCCCCTGATGCGCCGGATGCACCCAGACGCCTTCGGCATGGAGTGCCCACAGGAACGCCCAGCACCCGATGATGGTCTCCTCGTCCTCGACCACGAGAATCGACGTGCGTTCGGGCGGCAGGAGTGGCCAAACGGCCTCGAGCGCGGTGCCGGCCAGTTTCGGCCATTCGTCGTGTGGCAGAATCCGTCGCGTCATTTCCCAATCACCGTCCAATTTGCGCCATTCCACCAGCCAAGGACCGCATTCGTGCCGCCGCCGGCAATCGTCGCGCCCCACGTCGTCGTTGTCGAGTCGCTGACGGCCACAATCATGCCGACGACCGGATTGGCGGGCAGATTCGCCGTCAGACTCGCGCCCTCTTGCTGATTGACTATTTGTAGCACAGCCGTCAACCAGCGCACCCAGACCGGCTGATTGATGAAGCCGGACTTGATATCCACGATCGGCGTGCGGAACGGGGGCGGCGCGATCATGAGACGCCCGGCGCATAATCGAGCACCGCATCCACAATCCGAAATGGCACGGGATCGCTGACCACGAAGCGATCGACGCGATTCCGCGCCGAGCCGAGCCGTCGCCAGACCACGCGCGTGCCCCACTTCCCGATCGGACCAGCCGAGACCCAGCGTTCATTGCCGAACGTCTTGCCGCCATCGTTCGACGACTGCAGCATGACCTGCGGGTCGGTGCCCTGCCCAGTGCTGAGCCCAATGCCGACGTCCATCACGAGCTGCAGGCGGCTATAGAAGACGCGCTTCTGTTCCTGCGCGAGCCGTGGCGGCTGTCGCATCCGACGCATCCCGTTGCCGTCGACGTCGGTGTAGAACGACGGATCCATCTGGTAAATCTTGCCGGTGAGGCGGTCTCCGACGAGATGCCGCTCGAAGCCGTAAGTGTAGGTCGAAACGTGCAGGGCTTCCCAACTAGCCGTCGTCGTATTCCAGAAGAGCCGCTCGCCCCACCCGGCCGGTCCAAGCGTCGTATCCCAGTGGAACGCCTGCTGCGCGAGCCCGAAGACCGGCACGTAGAAGACATGCCCGCGCTGCTGATAGGTGAACGAGACGCAGTCGTTGACGGTCGAGAACGACGCGAGCATCTGCTCGATACCGTGCGTGCTGACCCGTTGCGGCTGGTAACCGTTCGCCTGCCAGACGACGCGCGTGCCCTGATTGTTCTGGCCAATCCACTGGAGCGGCGAACCGTTGCGTGTGGCGGAGAATGGCGCCGCGATGCCCTGCTCGAAGACGGCGCCCGGAATCGCCTCGAACGGGAACGGGAACGCACCCGCGTCATACCAGACTTCGCCGGTCCGTGCGCCCCACAGCCAGATTTCGTTGTGGATGACGGACATCGACACCCATGGATCCGGCGCGGCACTGCGCTGCACGATCATGGACGGATTGAACGTCGTGCTGAGCAGGTTCGACGCTTGCAGCGTTCCGGTCGTCGCATCGAGCGCGAGGAACCGATTCGAGAGATACGCACCCATCGTTGCGCCAGACGCGAGCACAGTCGTCAGCGTATTCGTCCCGAGGTCATAGCCATAGCCGACACCGCCGGACGTGATGAACAGCTCGTTCCCAGCCGGCCCGTTCCATGAAATCGTCGCCGGATTTGCATCGACGGTGACCGACCCGCGATTGATCGCCACCCAGACGTTGAACCCGGCGCTGGTGAGCTCGTAGAGCACGCTGCCAGCCACGAAAAACACGCGCCCGCCGTATTCCTGCAGCGCGCGAATCGGCGTCTGGTCGACGGTAATCAGCGTCGTGAAACCAGGCGTCGGAAGCATGACGTAGGGATTCGGCGCGGACGGCGATTCGTTCGGCTCGAGCATCCAGTTGATGAGCCGTTCCTGATCGGCCATCTGGCTGGCGGATTGATACGTCGGGCCGAGAAAGCCAGGATAGGGCGGCATCAGCCGACTCCCAGCACGAGGATTTTGCCAGTCGTGCCGCCGCCAGCCGCCGCCGCCTTGAAATCCGTCACATGGGTCGCTAGGCCACTATTGGGCGTCGTCCCCCACGAGGGTTGCGTGAACGCGGCGGAAGTCTGAATCTGGTAGGCGACCGCGAGACCATACTGTCCGGCACCCGCCTGAATGGTCGCATCCGGCTGCGTGAAGCCGCTTGGCGTCGTGATTGAGAGCGAACCGGTATCCGCGCCGACGCCGGTCACGACCACCGAGTTAGCCTGATTGGGCGTAATGCCAGTCACAGGCGCAATGCTTGCCGCACTGGCGAGGGCGTTCCCGTCTTCCAGATCCCACGGGCTCGTCACCGCGCCGCTAAAGGCCAGCACCCCAATGCTCACCGAGCCGCCGGTTTTGGTGACGGTAAACGTGTGCGAGGCACCGACCGTCGGCCCAAAGACAAAGAACGTCTGAATGCGTACTGTCGACACCCCGTAGGTATTCGTCGTCCGCGTATAGGTGTTGCCTTTGCTGTCGGAGATGTCGCCGGAGACGAGCGTCGTGCTGACATCGGCTGCGGCGACGAGCACGATGAGATTCGCGCCGGTCGTCGTGATACCGGAGGACGTGCCGCCGTTGACGCCAAGACCGGCCGAAAGGTGAGCAATCAGGCTATAGGCCATGTGTCATCTCAGCGGATGCGGGTACGTGTAGGGCACGTACCACCCATTCGTCCACGTATTCGTCGCTGTGCAGAGGTCGAGCGTGCCGTCGTTGCTCGAGCCGTTCGTCGTGTTCCAGTTGCCACCCTGGTCGGTGCTCCACCAGGCGACACCCTTCGTGCAGTTCGCTGGGCGCTGCGCCCGTGTGCCGCTGCCGACGCCGCTCGAGCAGGCCCCGCCGCCCTGCGCGCAGGAGGCCGACATCACGTCGGAGTAGTAGTCCTGATTGATGACCAACCGACTGCCGACGCCAACGCCGCCGGTCTGCAGCAGAATGTGCGTGCTGCTGTCATTGCCCCAGCCGGGCACAGACGTGAACGTGTTGTTCCACTCATAGATGGGTTCCGACGCCTGCCGCGGCCATGCCACGATGTTGCCCTGCGTCACGTTCAAGCGATTCGGGAACGACGCGCCATTGAGCAAATCTCCGATCCCGCGGCCGACGTCATCGAGGCAGGGATAGCCGTAGGTCGCATCGGTATTCCCATCCCACGGCGAATACACGTAGCTGTTCACGCCAGTTTGCGTGCCAGCCGAGCTCGTCAGCGTGAGATGGCTCGCATCGGTCAGGCTAAAGACCGTGTAGTTGACGCTGTTGATGTTGATGGCTGCGCCGTTCGTGAGTTGGTAGTCGCTCGCATGACCGGCCGGCCCGCTGCCATCGGTCAATTTCCAGCCACCCGGCGCATTCGGAAAAGACGTCGCCGTCACCGCCGTGCCAGAGGTATTCACCGTCGCTGTCAGGAATTGGCCGCCGCAGTAGCCGAACCCGTCCGGCTGATTCGCCTCGCCGTAGGTGCTGTTGTCCTTCCGCATCGAATCGATATGGATGAACTCCTTGAAGGCGCCCTGCGTAGTGTTCCCCCAGACGAGGGCGGTCCCGCTCGACATCCACGAAAATGTCAGCGGCGGAATATCCACGATCGGATCGAAATCCGGCAACGGCGACACCGAATTCCCATAGAGCTCGTGCGCCCGACACCCGCGTGCCGCGCCCGAACTCCCAGAGGGATGCGTCTGCCCAGTCCCGGCCTGATAAATCGTGTTGTAGCGGATCACGAACTTCCCGGCGTTGTTGCAATCTGACACGCCGCTCTCGAAGAAGCCGCTGCCGCCGTGACCGCTCTTGCCGTAAAACGTGTTGTCCTCGATGAAGACGAAATCGCTGGTGCCAAACCCTGTCGCAGCGGCCCACGCTTGATCGCCGATATTGTTCGTGCCGGTCGTGTTGTAATCGGTTTCCGTAAAGAACACGGATTCCGCAATGACCGGCATGTAGACGAGATTGTTCTCGTAGACGCCCGCATGCCATCCGCCGAATCGGACGCCTTTGCTGTCGTTGTTGCTGTCGCTGTAGGTCTGGAAATTCCAATACGTATGATCGATGTGTGTCGCCAGCGACGTGCCGTTCAGCACAATCAGGCCGTTTTCTTTGCCGCTGCCGGTGCCGCCCTTGAAATCCAACTGCGTGATGCGAAACGAGCCCACGACATTCGTGATGTCCAACAGCTTCGAGGTGTTCACGTAGTCGTCGATGATGATGGTCTGCTGCGAGCCGCCACGCGCCGTATTGGTTCCCGATCCCTCCAGCACCGAGTTCGCCGGCGCACTCCACGAGACGAGCGTGGTCCAGTGGCACGTCCCAGCCGGAATCGCCACGACCGATCCTGAGGCCGTGGCCGCCGTCAAGGCCGTCTGCACATCCGTCTGCGAACAACTGGCGGCGGTGATGGTCGGCGTCACGACGAAGCCGGCCGAGACCGCGCCAGGGCCCGCGCCAGACATCGGCAATTGCTGATGACGCACCGGGGCGATCAGCATGAACATGCCGAGTCCCATCGCCCACGCGCGGCGCATTTACTTGTATCCGATGGAAATGTAGACACCGGTCGCCGCGTTCGTGTTGTCCGTCGACCCGCCACCGCCCGTGAGACAGAAGCCGAGCCCAGTCGCAAACCAGTGGCCCATCGGAAACGTGCGCACAACCCCTGCACCGGTCGCGCTCGCTGGCACCGGAATCGACTCCACGAAGCCGGTTGCAGAGGCACAGTTCGGCGTGGCCGCGAGGTCATACATGCGCAGATAGTAGAGCGTCGCGGTCGTGTTAACGGCGGTCATGTCTGAGACCATCGTCGGCACCGAGCGGCACATTGTCGCGTTCGGCGAGGCTGCGCTCGTGAGATAGCACACGTTGCCGGTTACGACCTGCGCCGGCGCACCGAGTTCCACGCCAAGCACGAACAGGCCCACCAGCAGGCCGAGTCGAATCGCCTTTCCCATGCTAGCCACCTGTCCCCGTCTGAATGTTGTAGCCGCCGCGCTGTTCCGCCGTGACGGCCGGATCCTGCGGCAGATCGGTCAATTCGGTGTTTCCGCGTTTCACGATCGCGAGCGATTTCAGCGCACGCGCGACCATCACCTCGTAGAGATCTGCACGGCCATACGGCATCGCGAGTTCTTCGGCCAGCGCATCGCTGAACGCGCGGAAGTAGCCCGTCGGCAGGTCCATCGATGCCGTGAGACTCGGAAACAGCGGAATCGGCAGATTGCGATACCACACGAACGTATGAAGATTCGTATTCGGCACCGGCCAGAGAATCAGCGACCCGAGATCGTTTGCGTAGGTCGCATTGTAGTAGGCGTCGGTGTAGATCGCATTCTGCAGGTCCTTGACCTGATTCTGTGCAAAGGCATCATCGGTGAAGAGCGCGCGTGGAATTTCGACCGCTGGCGACGTGCCGCCGAGAATCAGACCGACGTTCGTGATCTCGGTCACCGAGGCTGGCCGTGTCGTCGCGAAATCACCGGTCGGGCCAACGGTGTAGACGTTGCCCGGTCCGCCCTTGCCAGCCGTTAGCGCGAAGGTTTCACGCACGTTCGTGACTGACGTGCGCGGCATGAGTTTCCAGAGTTCTTGCAGCCCTTGGAGTCGGAGCAGTCCGAACGCGGCATCATCCGCCGAGATGCTTTCGCCCGGCTGGAAGACGCCCAGCGTTTGAAACGCATCGATGATGACGTTCTGCGCGGTCGTGGCGGCCATGTCGGCCCCTTAGTAGCCGCGGAGTTCCGACTCGACGATCGTGTTCGTCCCCGAGAACGACGCGCCGCCGTTCACCGATACGCCGATGATGGAACCAGCCGGCGTCGAATCGAAGCCGCTCGACACGGACGTGATCTGCCCAGCACCGGACGCACCAGTCGAAATCAGCCCGGTGACGGCGAGCGCATGCGAGCACCAGCACGTGCCAACCAGCACGGCGTTCGTGCCGCTCCCGACCGTGCGGAAGTGGCAGACGACCTCAAACGTGCCCGTATCGGCCGCGGCGGTGCCGGCGCCGAACGCGAACGACAAAATCGACGCGTCCGAGGTCGTGCCCGCGGTGCCGATGCGAACAGTGACGGTGAACGCGGCCGTGCCAGCGGCGGTTTTCACCATGTCGAACCAGCAGCCGTAGCGGGCGCCGACGGTGAAGCCGCCGGTCGGCATCGCAATCGCGGAACCAGCGAGATACGTGTCGGCAGCATAGCCGGCCGAGACGGTCGACGTGCTGACGGCGGATTTCAGGACGTTGATATTGGGCGTGCCGATGAGGATGGCGTTGTTGTAGCTGCCGCCCGTATCGACCGCGCCCGTGCGCGTGTAGTTCCGGCCGGGCAGATACGCCCCGCCAACGAGTTCATCAGCCATGCGAATCATCCTTGCGCGGCCGGCCCGGCCCGCGCCGCTGAATCGGGGTTTCGGGAATCTCGCCGAGATGGTCGGCGGAGGCGGCGTCGGCCGCCGCGGCCTCTTCCTGTGCGGCGAGGCTCATCCGGCGATCATGGAACGCGCGATTGGCTGCCGCGATGGCGATGTCCTGCTCGAGTTCCTCGGCCTTTTCGACCGCCTTGCCCGGTCCTTCGACGTAACCTTCGCGCTCGTAGCGCGCCTGTTCGTCCGGATTGCCAGCGATGCGAGAGGACGTGAGGTCAATCTGATTCTGGTCGTTCCGGCCGGCCTTATACATCGCCTTCGGGAACTCCTGAAAGCCGCGCTTCCGACGGCCGCGAATCGGCTTGTCCGGTTCGGACAGCGGATGCACTTCGTCCTCGTAGTGATCCCAGGTCCAGAGTTCTTTCCCGTGCGGCGTTTCCGGCGCGATGAAGACAGGCACGATGAGCCATCCTTTGTGAAAAACCCGGTCGCCGCGCGGAGGTGAGACACGCGACGACCGGCCGATCGTGACGTCTTACGACGCCGTGATCGTGATGTTGGTGAGCGTGCCGCCGAGCACCGACGGCAGTGGCACCCAGATCGAGTTCGCCGCGATGACCGCCAGACACTGCTGACCGCCGGTGGCGAACGTCAGCACATCAAGTGCGGACCCGCCGTTGCCGAGCCCGGCCGTATAGGTCACCGTGTGCGCGGCCTTCCCATTCCCGACGATGAAAAGAATCGCTCCATCCATGTCGGCCGTCGGATTCGCGAGTGTCATCGCCAGCGCGTTCGTGCCGTTGATGATCGCGACGGCATCCGCGCCAGGCGTCGGCAACGCAATCGCGCCCGCGGCCGAATAGCTCGTCTTCGGCCGGCTGATCGGCGCCAGCGGATAGGCGACGGTGACGGCCGCAGCCGGATTCGCGAAATCCGTGCTGGTGCCCACGGTGACGTTTGCGGTCGCCGGATGCGCCACGGCGAGCGATCCATTCAGGCCGCGGCCGTCCAGCGGGATGACCGTGCCGGAGGTGTAGGTCTTCGCGACGCGGGTGAATTCCGAGTCGATCTGGACCCAACTGCCTGCGGCGAAGCCTGTCGCCGACGCAACGGTGATGACGGACGCGTTCGTGCCGGTGGCCGGCAACGCCGCCGAGAGTGTCGTAGTGTTCAGCGCCATGTCAGTCTCCTTAGCTCCACGCCCGCACGGCGTAGTAGGGTAGGACCGGCGCCACGCCCGCAATCGTGTCGATGCGGGACGGATTCTGGTCGGTCTGGATGTTGTATTGCTCCGCGTAGCGCATCGACAGTCCGCGGATTTTGCTCTGCACGCGCTTGGTCGTCGCCCCGGCGAGATTCGCCTTGAGATCCGCCATGACGAACGCAAACGCGGCCGGATTGAAAATCAGGTTCTGCACCGAGTTCTGCGTGGCCATCGTGGCATTGACGGTGCCGGTCGCGCCGAAGAACGTCACGGCCGCGTTATTCGCCGGTGAGACGTTGACGGTCTGCAGCGAGCCGCTAATGATGATGGACGGCGAGATGTTCAGCGTGACCGTGCTCGAGCCCGACACGTCCTGCGTGATGACGAACTGCTGCAGATAGCGCGTGGTCGTATAGGCCAGCGGGTTCACCGCGAAGACGGAATCGACGGTGAAGACATCGCCTTTCTTGAACGCGTAGGTGCCGAGCCCTGAGAGCGCCAGCGTCGAGCCGGTCTGGTTCGCGCTCGAGACGACCGGCGTTGACGAGGTAAAGTTCCCCGTCGTGTGCGTCGGCATCAGCGGGTCGACATACCAATCGTTGATGCCGAGCTGCTTGCCATTCCCGAACTGCGCATTGCGGAAGAATCCGCTGACCGCACCGGTCGGGTTGAACAGCGCCATGTTCGCGTTCGCGATGTCGGCGTGCGACTGCGGATCGAGCACCGCGCAGAACTCCGCCGGCACCGCCAGCGCCCGCAGAATCGCCTGCGCGCGGGTGTAGGTGCTGTTCGAGGTGATCGGTGTGTTCGGTGCCCCGACCGAGAAATAGACTGACTGATAGACTTCCTGGCCGGCCACCGCGTCCCACTTCGACGCCAGCGCCTGCCCGGCCGGCCGCGTGTAGCGGTCCTGCACTTCCTCGACTTCGAGCGTCGCCTGTGCCGACGACCAGCCCATGTCGACATGGAACTGATGATTGATCGTAATCGGCACGGTCTGGTTCAGAATCGCCTGCTGCGCAAGCGCCTGTCCTTCCGTGACCGTGAAACGCTGCTGAATGCGCGCCTGCACGGTATAACCGATCTGTGCGCCTTCCGGCTTGTTTTGGAACGAATCGTCCCAACTGCGATCGAACTGGGAAAGTAGCGCGAGCTCGTTGTCGAAATTCAGCGCTACGTCCTTCGTCACCCACGTGGGTGAAATGAACGTATCCATAGCGGCGGCCTCTTACCGGCGTCCGGCGGCGCGGCGTGCGTGTGGTCCCCAGACCCGATCATGGTCTTCGAGACTACTGTCATCGCCGGGCAACTCGTCACCCGTCGTAATCGGCCCAGTCCGCACCGGATTGGGCGGCTTGGGAGGTTTCGGCGCTGGCGTCGCGGTCGATCCGGTCGGGGGCACGGCCTGCTGACGCGGGGAAGAAGAGGGAACCAGCGATTCGAGATAGCGCTGCATGAGCCCGGCCTGCGACGGGTCGTGATACCACGACTGCCGCGCGAGCTCGTGCGCAAGATCGGGCTGTTTGCCGAGCGCGTAGGCGATCTGCGCGCCTTTGTCCGACGCGAGAATCGCGGCGCGCATAATCGGCGAGACGGTGACCGCGTTCGTCACGATCGTGTCGAAGTCGGAGAACTGCTTCTTGACATCGGCGATCTGCGCCGTATACGCCTGGATGCGTTCGGCCTCGAACCGCTGCACGGCGGTCATCTGCTGCGCGGCGGCCTGCTGCTGCGCGTTCACCTGCCAGCGCCAGTCGGCGCGCGCATCGCTGTAATCGTCGTAGCCCTTGGTCGAATTGCCCTCCTGCGTCAGCCAGACATCGAATGACGGGAAGCCGGCGGAGGGTGGCGGCGCCGCGGCGGCGGGCGGTGGCTGGAACGGCGTGGGCTGGGGAGCCGGCGCGGGTGGTTTCGCGGGTTCGGTCGGCGGCGGCGTTTTCGCGGCCGCGAGTTGTTCTGTCAGTTCCGCGTTCTTGCGGGTGAGCTCGCCAATGCGCTCGTGAGTCTGCGAACTGCGCGATCGATGCCGCGGACGGACGAAGCGCCCTTGCTCGTCGCGACCGAGCTGGGCTTTCGTGGGGTCATCCCAGTTCGGGTCGTCGTTATCGATGGTGATGGATGTCGGTGCCGGTGCCGCGGGTTCGGCAACCGGCTCGACGGTCGGACTCGGCGTCTGGACGGATTCGAGGGCAGTATCGGCCATGAACGGAGAATTTTCCGGTTAATTATGCACGAGTCGGGCGACGTGTCAACTTGCCGACCTTTCTGGCATGCTTTTTCTCCATCGCGCGGCCCTTTGGCGTCTCTTTGTTGCCACGCATCGCGCCGAGATTGTTCATGGTGCCGTAGACGTAGGCATCGGCCTTCCGGCCTTCAAATCCACGGCTGGCGGCTTCCTGCTTGAGACGCTTTTCGAGAAAATTGGGCATGTGTTGGCTCCGTGCTGACTATTTCTGACCCATCGTCGGAAACTTCCGCCGCACTTTCGCGTTCACGACGGCTTTTTCGCGCGGTGTGCCGAACTGACTGATGCGAGACTTCGCATTGGCGGCCCGACGACGGGTATCGATCGGATACCGCCGTCCTGGGAGCGCGAATTCGCTGGTTGGAAGCGCGTTCCGCGTCGCGGCGCTGATGTGATGCTGCTTGTGTGATTGTTCCAGACGATGCGGCATGACGAACTCCTTACGTCGGCTGCGGCTGTTGCTGCGCCGCCGCCGCTTGTTGCTGCGCGGCCTGTTGCTGCTGTGCCGCTTGCGCCTGCTGATCCTGCGCCTGCTGCGCCTGCTGTTGCCCCATCTGCTGCTCGTGCGACTGGTCCATCGCCGCCATGCCCATCTCGTGGGCCTGTTCGGCATGGAGTGCGATGCGCTCTTCGGCAAGTTCCGCCTGAAGGTCCGCGGTCTGCTTCGCGGCGGTAATACGCGCAACTTCTACCTTCGCGGCCGTGTCCATCTGTTTCAGCGTGATTTGTAGCGAGGCATTCGCATCAGCTTTGAACCGTTCGATCTGCGCCTGCGCCTGATACTTCGCCGTCTCCTGCTGAATCTGCTGCGCGGCCTGCTGCAGTTGCTGCTGCATCTGCTGATTTTCGGTCTGGAGTTGCTGCAGCTGCGCGGGGGTCGGCTGCCCTTGTTGCTTGGCGTTCAACATCGCTTGCACCGGCTGCGCGAGCATCGCTTTTGCGCGATCCGCCATCTCGGCGTGACCCGGCCCGTCCATGTTCTTGAAATACAGATCCCCGAACCATGTCATCAGCTGCGGTTCGTTCGCGATGAGATCCCCGACGAGCGCCATCTCCTCTTGCGCCCGCGTATCGTAGGCGCGCGTCACCTTGACCGCAACATCGAACCGCGCATCCTTCGTCAGCGTGAACGTCTCGGCACCGTCCTGGCCCGGCTGCGCCGCCTGCGGCCGTCCGTTCGCCCCGCGCACCATCGGCCGATGGAGCATCACCGCCGACGGTTCGCCCTGTTTGTTCAATAGCCGCGCAATCCTACCAGGTCGTCCGTAAATCGGATACAGCAAATCGTTGATGATGCGCGCCTCATACCGCATCGAGCGCATCAGATTGTCCTGATAGTTTGACGTCGCCAGCGTGCTCTGATCCTGCAGCGCCTTGATCGCCCGCCCGCTCTTCGCGTTCGGCGCATCTTTCCCGAGCGACGGATCGTGTGTCGCCGAGACGCTCTGAATCGCCTCCGCGAACATCTGCACCGAGAGCGACAGCGGGCCGATGACGGACCCGAGGTCGCGCGCTGGCGCACTGGGCGGTCCCGCGGGATTGCCTTCGAGGTCGCGCTGCTTGAACGGCAGATAGGGTAGCGTCCGCGTGTTCGCCGCCTGATACCACGGCTCGTAGCCTTCGATCTGGCCCTCCGCCACCATCAGCGGCGGAATCGGACTGAGCGCAATTGTCTCGACCCACTTCGAGACCATGTAGTTGAACCCTCGGCCCGGTCCGCGCATCGGGCGCACCATGCCCTCTGAGCGGCGTTCGGCATCGTGCGGATGGAGTTCTTCGCCGAGCACTTTGATAATCGGGATGTATTGGCCCGGCCATTCCGTCTCGTCGAGAATCTGCGTGGCGTCGATTTTCGCCCACTGGATTGTCTTCGTCACGACCTCGCGCGTGTCATACTTTTCTTCTCGATCCTTGTCGCTGAGTTCGTCCTCGTAGACATCGCGGCCATCGCTCAGCATCGCCAGCGTGCGCGTCGTGCGTTCGGTGTAGAAATACTCGACCACACGGCAACTGCGCTGCTTACCGGTGACTTTGAACCACTCCGGATACTTCTCGCCAAGACCGCGGAATTCAGTATCATCCGCCACAAGCACCGAATTCTTTTGGCCGTTCGCGGCCTTCGGAAACTCCGCCTGATACTGATTCCACGGCATGTCGGTGCCGATGAAGCCCCATTCGGCGTCGGATCCATCTGGCTGTTCATGCGCCGGATCGAGCGTCACGCTCGCCTGGTTGTAAATCCGCGCGACATAGACTTCCTGGTCGCGCGTCGGGCCGTCCAGATACCGCGTCCGCACGATGTAGAATCCACGTCCCGCCTGCACCGCGCGCGAGAACGCCCACGTGCGGGCATCACTCGCTTCCGATTCGCGCTGAATGCGCCGGACCAGATCTTCACGGAGCGTCACTTCGCTGTCGTCGATGGTAATGCCAAGATCGCCGAAGTCATCGGCCGGCACGAGCTCAATGCCGACATCGCTCTGCCGCTCTTGATTGAGCACCTGCCGCACAGGTTCGCGCGTCTTATTGACCGTGATGCACGGGCGCGCCGGCACGGGCGGCATGCCATTGCTGGCATTCTGGCCTTTTCGTGCCGTGAAGACATCATTCGGCCACTGCTCGCCGTTGTAAAATCGAATGTCGCTGAGTTCGCGTTCGATCTGGTCCTTCGTCGCGTCCTGGCCCTGCTTGAATAGGTCGCGCGCCTGCTCGAGAAACGCGTGGAGTTCTTTCCGCGTGCGTTTCTTCGCGTCGCCGGGGGCTGGCGTTTGATCGTCCGGCTGCTCGTCCGCCGACGTCGACAGCGACGGGTCTCTGGGACCGAGGCGACGCGCGGGACGTTCGCGGAGATTCGGCATTTACCGTCCGCGCAGGAGCCACCAGAGGCGCCGATACCACGGATGCCGTTCGATCGCCTGCCGCCATGCCCGTTCGGCCGCAATCTGCGAGGCGAGCGCCAAGACCTGCGTCCGAATCGCGACATCATCGCGACTAAGCGACGCAAGCCGCGAGGGGATGTCGTCCGTCAGCAGTTTCGTGTGCGTGTCGATGACGCCGATGGCTTCGGTGCCGACCGCACGGCGGAGGTCACGACGGGAGGCACGGGCGGCGGATTCACTCATGGACCGGCTCCGCGTAAATCGCCGCGTCCGTCACCCGCGTAATCTGATACGGCTGATCGGCAAACGTGAACCGATCACCTGGCTGGGACGGCTGGGACATCTTCGGCGGCTTCGGCTGCCAGACCGCCAGCGGCAGGATCGCCAGCCGCGTCATCCATTCGCGCCGACTCAGCATGGCTGGGCAGTATACACCCAATTTCAACCCGCCCAGCTCATACTGCCGTGCACCGTCGGCGCTGGATACTGTGGCGTCTTTGGTTTCCGTGGCGCCGTCGACATTCCGAAGTTCGCTTCCAGATATTCCACGACGTTCATCGGATGCTCGTGCCAGCCATCTTTCTTCGGCTTCCGCATTTGCTTCGACCCCACCGACACCATGTGCTCGTCCCAGATGTAGCCCGACTCAAACGCCTGCGCCACCATCCGATGCGTCACCGCCCCGTGCTCGCTGAGCCGAATCCAGCGTTCGTCCTCGCGCGCGACAATCAAGGCTTCGTCACCGTCGAGCGCGCGCCCGCGCATCTGCTTCGCGATCCGTTCAATCAACGCGACCCGCGCCGCCGGCGAGTTCGAGTCCTCACGATAGACCGCGCGAATCCCATGCCCCAGCAGCAGTTTCCCCATGTCGACGCCAATCGGATTCGAGACGCCCGCTGGATCGCAACACCACACCGTGTCGATGGGATGCGGGAACCAGCGCGCTAGATACTGCAATGACACGGTCAGGAACGCGTCGAACATCAGGTTCTGCCCGAGGATGCCGCCGAGATAGCGCACCTGTCCGACCGGCGACACTTGCCGCGCCACGAGACACGGATGATGCTTCCCGAAATCGAGCCCGACCTCGAGCCGCAGCCGTGGGTCAAACGCACACGGCCGTTCATGCCGTGACCGCAGGAACGCGCCAGTCCGCGAGCCGTCCGACGGCGTCCCGTAGACCGGATCGCCGCGCACCGTCGCGCCCCGCTGCCCGAGAATTAGCGTGGTATGAATCGGCGTGCCTGGCGGATGCGCCTGCTCCATCTCGGCGATATAGTTCGCCGGCAGATTGTGCGCATTGTCATGCGTCGACAGCGCGTAATACGCACGGCCGTCGCGCAGCGGTCGGTCGTGCGGAAATTCCTTCGCAATCCAGTGGTCTTCCTCGACCGTCTGTGGGCTGAGAATGAGCTGATGAGGAAAGCCCGACTGTGACAAGCGCAGCACGAGCTCTTGGTAATGCGGATGCGGCAGTTCTTCCGCTTGGTCGACGTAGACGACCGCCAGCGTCATGCCACGAAATTTCCGAAACGGATTCGTCTGGTCCTGCGTCTTGAGTCCGGTGATGTAGACCAGCGAGCCGTTGTCGAGCTCGTCATAGCTTTCTTCGGCATTCCATCGCAGCCGCACGCCGCCGCTGGCGCAGATGGCGCGCCAGATCGGTTTCAGAATCGAGTGCGTGTCGTCATCGGAGAAGCGGCAGATGAGGACGTGGATCCCAGGATACTGCCGGCACAGCGCAAGGACCTTGTAGAGGCACAGCCATGTCTTGCCGCTACGCACCGCGCCTTCGATATCGATTTGCCGTGAAGTGTCATGAAACGCGGCGGAGTGCGCGCCGAAGAAGCGAATGCGGGTTTCAGCCATTCTGCTTCGGCGGCGGCCCGCTGTTCGTTTCAATCACGAGCGTGCTGGTGACGTTGCCGGAATGGTCGACGCGTTCCGTGTTCGTGTCCGGTCCCCATTTCGTCAGCACAGCCAGCTTGTCTTTACTGTCGCCAGTCTCGCAGACCTCGAGCATCAGCCGTGCCGATCGCGCGCGAGCGACCTCGCGCGCCATCGCCGTCGTGTCTTTCGTGAGCAATCGAATCTGCTGCGCGATGAACGACAGCGAGAAGCCATGCCCGCCATTGATGCGCGCATAGCACGACCGCGCGTTCATGGCTTTCAGCACGTCAAGCTGATCGACGCAGCCATCCGCCAGATGCTCGAGGATGTGCTCCGCAATCTGCACCGCCGACGAGGTAAACCGCGGACGCTCGCACGACTGGCAGATCGTGTCCGTCGTTTGCTCCGTCTGGCAGTGCGTGCAAGTCCAAGGCGTCATTGCCCGACAGTATACGCGCCTACTGCGAGAACCATGTCGCCCCAAGCTTGTTCGGCATCGCGCGAAACGTCCGCCGCTCGCCAGGCTGCAGCAGCATCGCTGCCGTCGCGCTCGACCACACCGGCAGCTGCGGAAACGACGTCGTGTAGCCCGTCACCTGCGGGTCAAGCACCGCATCGCCCGCACCGACCAGCGCTTCGGTTGTGCCGATGTTCAGCACCGTGACCGTCTGCGGCGCCGTCTGCCCGACGAGCGGCGGGAGCACAACGGCGGCACCGGTCGCCACGAAGACGGTCTCGCAGTCATGTGCCCGATAGTAGAACGTGTTGCCAGGCGCGCCGTTGATGTCCCGCGCGAAGACGTAGGACCGGTCGCAGGCCGGTGCGACAGCATGGCCAATCCAGCCGGTAGCTGAAACGACCGCTGAGAGGCTGATGAGAAGCAGAGCCACCAGGAGACGGGTTCGAGTCATCGGTTCACCTCTTTTTGACATCGGTTACGCACTTAAGTTGCTGACAATAGGCCGGTTACTGGAATTGTAACCCTTGTGTCCGTTGCAACCGAGGGATCTTATAGTTATGCGTGGGCGCGCATGAATATATATATATATAGGTTACATAGGTTACAACGGTTACAATCAATGGTATCAACGACTTAGAAGTAACCCACGCACGCAAAAGATCGGTTCGAACCGACGTGTAATGGCATAACATGTGCAGAGCCATTACAATTCCGTTATTTTACGATAGCCCTTGACCGGACGTCCGTTAACGCGAATCGTCTGCCGTCGCCAGCCGTTGAGCGTGAGAATGGACGCGACACGGTTCTGCTCGAGCCGACCGATATCGGCCTCGCGGAACTTGAGTCCTTGGACGAGGACATCGGCACTCGTCACTTCGTCGCGCACGCCGAGCCACTCCATCACGGTCATCGTCCAGACGTCATCGTGCTGTCGATCGCGCTGCACCGCGAGCGTCGAATCGGTCGGCGTGTCCCACCACGATTCGCCGCGTTGATAGCGAACGTCGGCTTCCGCAAGAAGCTGCGGACGAATGGCGGCAAGACTGTCGATCGCGATGTCGCCGCACCGCACGGGCCAGAAGCGTCGGAGTCCCGTGTCGTCATTGCCGTAATCATCGCGATTGGTTGTACCAGCAAAAACGGTCTGTCGTGGATGGTCTTCCGCGCGCCGGCCCCATGACGCACGATAGCGATCGGTCGGGGTGCTGATCGCCAGTTTGATGCGCTCGCGTTCGGCTTTTGAAAAGGCATCCATTTCGCCGATTTCCAACAGCCAAATCCCGCGAATCGCCTGAAAGAAATCCTTCGAACTCACGGGTTCCGCAGCTAAGGCATACCAGTCGCCACCAACGACGCGCATGGCGCGCGATTTTCCAATGCCTTGCGCGCCTTCGAAAATCACCATGTTATCCAATTGGCAACCAGGCTGACGGACACGGGCGATGAGACCGAGGAAGAAATTCGCGCTGACCGCACGCAAGTATTCGCAGGGTTGCGTAGCGGATGGTTCGGCACCCCAGAAGTCTTCGAAGGCATGTGCGATGCGATCGGTGCCATCCCAGACGAGCGTATCGAGATAATCCGTCACGGCATGCCGTTGGCGTTGACGCGCGACGTAGGTGGCAGCATCAGCGGCGACGGATTTTTGCACGGTCATCATGCCAATGGTTTGCTGCAGATAGACCGTGAGCCGCACGTCATCATCGTCGCGCCATTCACGTTGCGCACTATTGCGGACGAGAATGCGATCAAGGAATGCGTCGTAGTAAAACAAGTCTGGCGCGAAGAGCGGGTCGTGTTGCAGCACGAGGACCGCGTTACTCAGCGACGACCGTGGGACGGATTGGTCGTTGCATTCAAGGATATTGGCCCAGCAGAGGCCGCTCACGAATGGGCTGATGACGAGACCGTGCGCACGACATCACTCCTTACATGCGATACAAGGGCGTCGGGCCGACGTCTGTGTAAGGCAGGCGCCGCGCGGGAGCGAAGGGTGGCCACCCTCGCCCGACGTGTGGATAGTGTAAGCGAAACGGCGTAAGCGGTCACGTTACACCTGTGTCGCGGCTAGCACAACCACAAGATGTTGTGGCCAGCAGTGCCCGGAGTTGTGTCAGGTCGGTGACGACGCCGGCAATCGCGCCGGCGGCCTCCAGCGCCGCGAGGAAGCGCGCCTGTTCCGGCCTGAGCTTCCACCCGGGCCGCTTGACTTCGACGCCTACGAAGACCGCCAGACGCCTTCCAACCATATCCGGCGTAATGGTCACGGTTTTCCAGCCGACGCAATCGGGGGAGCCAATGGCGAGACCGCTCGAGAGGCGCCGACCGTCGGCGAGCTCGTAGAGGCCCACTTGGTTCCGGAAGAGGCATGCGCCGAGCCGCGAGGCCTCAAGCAGGACGGCGCGCTGGATGGCGGCTTCAGTGGGTGCCGGCATAGGCCCTCCGATGCCGTTGCGCCCGCTGCCACGCCATCCACGCCCATCCTGGCTTGTAGTGCAGCCGTTTCGCCAGCCCCTGAAATTCCGCCAGCGTCCGACACTCGCGCGAGAGGAGCGGCATTTGCTGCCTGAGCGACTGGAGTTCGAGTTCGGAGAGGTCGCCAGCCAGCTGCACTACTTTCCGCGCTTTGACCGGGTAGACCGCCTGGCAGTAGGGGCAGACTTTTTTCGCCGCCGAGGCGACGCCAAAGCAAGACGGGCAGCGCTTAATCGGAGTCGATGTTTCACGAGTGGTTTTTGTAAGACCGTCAAGCGTCCAGTGCCGGAGGTCGTCTGGTAAGCCGTGGCGTTGATAATTCCCCACATGATCGAACACCCGCACGACAGTTTTACTATCTGCGGTGCGGAGACCGCGTCCGCATTGCTGTAGATATAAGCCAAGCGACTGTGTTGGACGCAGTAGAAAGACAGCATCAACTGCGGGGACATCGAGGCCTTCGCCGAAGAGTTCGCAGTTGCAGAGCGCGTTGATTTCGCCATTGCGGAATTGCTCCATCTTCGCCGCGCGTTCGTCAGCGGGCGTGTCTCCATCGACATGCGCAGCAGGAATGCCGCGATCACGAAACGCCTGCGCGAGTCCTTCACTGGCCGCCACCGACCACGCGAACACGAGCGCGCGGCCATTGTCGGCGTAGCGCTGATAGGTTGTGACGGCATCACCGACGACCGTGGACGCCGACATCTGCGTATGGACCTCGCCGCGGTTGTAATCGCCTGCCACCGTATGCAACTTGGAGACATCGAACTGCGCCGGTGCGTAGAACCGATAGGGCGACAGATACCCATCGCGAATCAGGTCCGCGGTCGACGGGCCCCGCACCATCGCATCGAAGAATGGCCGGAGGCCTCGGCCATCGAGACGTGCGGGGGTCGCGGTGAGCCCGATATGCGTCGCATTGGGTAATGCGGCCGCGATGTCAGACCATGATTTCGACGGCAGATGGTGACACTCATCCCAGACGAGCAGGTCTGGCGGTTGGACCTTTGCCAGCCGTTTGCGCAGCGATTGGACCGCGCATACTTGGACGGGCGCTCGAGTGTCCGACGGATAGCCGGCCGCAATAATGCCGACGTGGAGATCGGCCGCATCCACGAACGTGCGCACGGACTGGTCAAGCAGTTCGCGACGATGAACGATGAACCACGAACGCTTGCCGCGCGCTGCGGCGGAGGCGAGCATGTGCGCAACGAGACAGGTCTTGCCACTGCCCGTTGGGCTGGTAATGAGCACACGGCGCGTCGATTGGCGTAGGAGGGCGCGGGTCTGCTCAATGAGGTCCGATTGATACGGACGGAGCGTCAGCATGGATACCATGCGCGTGCAATGTGCCGCGCGAGCACGGTGGGAATCTTCGCGATGTGGGCGGAGGCGGCTTTGCGAGCATGAGACTTGCCGCCCATGCTGGCGAGACTGTCTGACGTTCGCGGCCCATCGTTAAACCATTGCGTTCCGCTAGGAGCCTTACGCCCATCGGGATTCCGCCCATGTCCACTCGTTGTATTGTGCGCAATGGCGAACCATGAGCCGCCATTATTCTTCCGAGCTCGAACTGGCGGCATTAACGCCGGCACATCCCCCCACAGATAGAAGCTGCCGAAATGCCACCGTGCCCGCCCGACATACGGCTGCGCCCCGCGCACGTTCTCGACGACGAGCGGAATAAACCGATTCGCCGCCTCAATCGCTTCCCGCTGAATCCGAAAGCACGCGTTAAACAGCGCATTATCCGGTGGTGGCAACGCCTTCGCCCGCTTCCACGGCATCGCCCGATACGAATACGCCTGGCACGGCGGCGAAGCGACGATCAGATCCGCTGACGCGAACTGCGAGCCGTGCATCGTCAGCACGTCTTGCAGCACCAGTTGCGCGGGATACCTAGCCTGGCCATAGACATGCCGTTCGATATCGAAGCCGGCGACACGCCAGCCTTCCGCGAGCAAGCCTTCCGTCCAGCCTCCAAGACCACAGAACAAATCAATCGCGAGCGGGAGTGGCATCATCATCCTTCGGTGGCCATGGCGTCCCCGTCCGGCACCAGCCGCACACACCGCAATCTTCCGGATCATGAAATTCATGCCGGCACAGCACCTTGCGATGATTCGTCGCGGTGCGGAGCGATTCGACGCCGCAGCGGGGACAGACGACGATCGTGGTCATGTCGTCACCGTCGCCGCGTCGAAGAGTCCGCCTTGCGTCTTCAGTGTTTCCGCCGTCTGGAGATTGCGCACTGCGACACGCGCATACGATTCCTTGAGCTCGCAGCCCCAGAACCGTCGCCCAAGCCGCACGGCTTCATAGCCTTCGCTCCCGATCCCGGCGAACGGTGAGACGACGAGTTCGCCCGGATTCGACCAGAGGCGAACGCAGCGTTCGATTGTCCCGAGTTGCAGTGGACAGATATGGCGTTCGTCGTCATTCGCTCTCGCTTCAGCGACTTGGAGCGTATCCGACTCTTGAATGCCATACCAGATTGGGCGTGCCCATTCGATCCATTCTTCATTCGTGAGATCGGGCCGAATTGCGACGGCGTTTTCGCCAGACTTCCGAAATACAAGAATGTAGTCGGCCATTGCCGGTCGGAGCCAAGAGGCGTCTTTCTTCAACTGAACGAACAATAGCCCTTTCGAGTGCGTGCGGATCGCCTGTGCTTGTGGATCCTTGTCGATGCAGCATTCACCGTGATAAATCCAGCCGTTGCGTTCGTAGCATTCGATCGTGCGTCCGCGGAAATCCTTCATGCCAATATAGCCATCACGCGCGAGCATCGCCGGCACTTGGGCGACATGGACGCATGTCAAGCGACCCGGCTTCGTCACGCGCAAGAGTTCGCGCTGGAGAAAGCCGAAATGCTCGAAGAACTCGGCGTCTGACGAGCAGTTCCCGATGTCACGTTCACTGGCACTGTAGGTGTAGAGACTCATGAACGGCGGCGAATATACTGAGAGATCCACGCTCTCGGCGTTCAGTTTAGGCAGTTCTTCGCAGCTATCGCCGTTGACGAGGGTCCAATTCGCGCCTTCGGTGACGGCGTTCACGATTGCGACTCCAATTCTGCAGCAATAAGGCGGAGCATCTTGGCGCGATCGGTCCTGCGTCCGCGTTCGAAATCGTCACCATCCATCTGCATTGCGCGGCGTTCCATTTCATAGGCCATGTCGCGCAGTTCGATGATGGCGGCTTGTCGTTCTTGTGGCGTCACGCGCTCATCTCCTCTCGCTCGAAATCGCGCAGGTGCGTAAGCAGTTCCTGCGCCATTAGCATCGCATCCTGTTCCTTCCGCCGCACGTTCGCCACGACGCCAGTTTCGGCTTCGCTGACGACAATATGCACGTCGACGGGGTGCTGCTGCCCGAACCGCCAGCAGCGGCGCACGCCCTGATAATACTGCTCGTAACTGTCGCCGAGGCCGACGCAGATCATCTGATGGCAATGCTGGAAGTTCATGCCAAACCCTAACACTTTGAGCTTGCTGAGCATGATGGGGCAATTCGGGTCGTTCATCCACCGCCGCATCATGTCTATTTTTTCCAGTCTGCTATCGCGTCCGGACACGCTTACGCACCAGTCGCCGAAGATGCGCGCAAGTTCGTCCTGTTCGGTATTGAGCCCGCACCAGATGATAAATTTAGGTAGGCGATCGCCTTCGCGAGCAAGTTGGTATCGTCGCGAAACTTCCCGATACCATGATTGCAGTTGATGCAGAGCAACCCTCTCACCTTGCCCGTCCGGTGACAATGATCCACGTAAGGAAAAATCTTCCGCGATTGCGGCAGGCCACAAATCGCGCAGCGCCGTTTCTGCGCTATTAGCATCGCATCGAATTGTTCCAGTGTCAGGCCGTAGCGTTTGATGCTGTCGCGTTTCTTCGCTCTCGGATGCGCCTTCGCGTAAGCTGTCGCTTGTGCGCACGCTTCCTTCCTTCGCCATTCGTCCCGCTTGTATAAATGGCGACGTCGAGCATTGCGACGATCCCGCGTCTTGTCCCGATAGGCCTTCACCCAAGCCTTGTTTTTCTGTTGCCACTTCCGACAATATTCGCGGCGCTGCGCTTTCGTCATTAAACGATTTTAGCACTAAACATACAGTTGCCGCCACGCGATCCGGAATCGACGCGCACCGCGCCGCGAGCCGTCCTTGAATGCCTTTCGCGGCCATGTCGTGGAACAGCATGCCTTCGGGCGGCATCGACGCCAGCACGACGC